CCATGCCTGCAGACAATGACAGCGTGACGGTTTCGCCTGCTTCATAGCACTCTGGAAGCTCAACCATAAAGCGAGCGTAGCGGCTTGTGGCTCCCAATGCTTTACAGTCGCCCGCCGTTACCACCGGAGCTGTCGTGCCGAATGTCGTGCCAATCAATGCGAGATCGTCGGCTGCAGCAGTGCCGGGCAAGTTAGTGTGAATTGCATCCCATACCCGCAGGTCCATCATGTTGACGGGAAAGATTGCCAGTGCATCCTGCTTGAGAATCGACGCTCGCGTTTGAGCAGAGACTCCGGTTTCTTTAATCGCCAGCGTTCCGGAAATCCGCACGTCGTCAAATTGCGATGCCATGTTTTCAATTCCTTAATGTTTTATGTTAGCCCAAGGGCTGAGTAAGGCAGAGTGCCGTAAAGTTGGGTGTAAACGAACAAAGCGTTATCGGAAAAACCTTCTTGAGTTCCGTCAGCCTTTAGCAGTATGGGCTTTGTCACTTCCTGCCCCATAGCATCGCGTGCGCGGCTTACCGTTTTACCGGCTATTGTGTCTGGTTCTCCGGGTTGACCCGCGTTTGGGTTAATTACTGAATCGCGAACATAAAGTCCCTCGTGTCGCCATCGCTTGTACCACGCTTGAGCATCTGTCGCGCCCATGTAAGGAATTCGAAACTGAATTCGTGCTGTCACGTCCCATTGTTCTAAGGGCATCCCAAACTTGAATTGATTTTTTGCGGAGTATCCGACAAGCCGAGCCGTGCCTGGTGGCCAACCAAGAAACGTGTCAGAGTTCGTCGCGTGTCGATAAAGTCCAGCAATGTACGCATCAAACAGAAAAAACTTCCGCCGAATGATGCAAACGGAATCAGACAAATCGTAAGTCAGCCCTTCCACCTGCTCATAGTTAGCCGTGACGATTGCTCGCCCGTTGTAGTCCCTATCGATCGGCTCTGACGATGTCGTGTCGCTCCATTCTACGTCCACGTTCCCATCAAATCGCTGCCCTTCATAGGATACTGTCACCATCCAAAAGATCGGCCCCATAGGCTCTGCCGTCTTTGTAATGACGAACGAATCCGCCCCGGAGCGATGCCTCGCACCATAGGCGGGAATGCCAGTTGCGGCCAACACATCCTCGGCACTGTCGCCTGATTCCGCAAGAACTTGATATCCTTCAGTATGCGAAAACTTTGTCGCAAAACTGTCGTACTTTTCAGAGGTGCCTGAGCCGCCTTCCTTGCTCCACATCTGCGTAACGTTGATGGCTGCCATTATGCAATTGCCTCCATCTGCAGTTTATTAGCGGTATTAACTGCGACCGCTTGCAGTGCTCGATTTTGGTCATCATCGAGACGCACGAGAATTCTCGCTCTCGGCGGTGGGGGGTTTTTTAGCAGCCGAATGATTTCCTGCATCTGATCAGGAAGTCTCGTGCCCGGCCCTCGTGTCAGCAATCGCCCCTCGGTTGCTGGTATGCCCCCCATGATTACAGACGGCCGCATCTTCAGATCTATGCTGCTTGCCGCGTTCTTGACCTCACTGGAAAGCGTCGACCCGACGCCCAACATTCTTTCTTGCATCTTGCTGGAAAACTCTTCTCCGAGCCTACCGCCAACAGCACCAATCTTTTCGGCAAGATCCTTTTCACGTTCCGTTAACTGGCGGGCCGCGATCTCCGGCAGCGATGTCAGTTGCGATTTAAAACCATCAAGCAGGCTAATACTAGCCGCTTCTCCCAGTCCTGCCATTAGCCCTTCAATTCCGCCTTCACCGCCTGACGCAATAAACGCGAAAATCTGATAGACCGCCTCACCGATGATTCGCCCAGCGTTTGTGATTATCGTGATCACGCCATTAAATGCGTCTTGGATCAGGTTGATAAAGTTTTCACCAAACCACATGACATACGCAGGAATTGTTTCCGTTAGCGTGTGCATGATTGTTTCGGAAATCGTTATCATGGCCAGTTCAGCCGCTGCCTTTGCGATCTCCCAAACGCTGCCAAGATTTGTGACGACTACCTCCAGAAACGTGAACGCACCGATCACAATATTGATAGCCTGAATGACCTTTTCTTTGACGTAATCCATAATTGGCCCGATGTTTTCAAGCACCTGTGTCGCATATTCGACAGCGGGCACAAGCAACGCATCAAAGGACGTCGCCAACTGTTGCAGCCCTGCATTGATCAACACGCGAATCGGGGCAATGATTTTGCCGATCGATTCCATCAGCGATGACATTGCGGAGTCAGCACGACGCCCAGAACCAGCCACAGTCGTCATGTCGGTCGCTTGTGCCGCCAGTCCCTGATTGGCAATCGCCATCACGGCGGCGAGCTTCTCTTGATTCGTCCGCATGTACATAATCTGCGGATTGACGGCCACGAATGCGTCAAAGTTGCCTTCAAGGGCCGCTTTTAGATCGCCCATTGATGCCGCTGCATCTTTGCCCATCGCGTTACCGAGGCCGATAGCGGCCTTGGCAGCGTCGTCCATCTTGCCCGTGGCAAAACCCATTCCGGATGCCTGCTGCATCAATGCGAGGGCTGCATTGTCAGAAACGCCCGTCATCTTCTCAATTGACTTGGCGACGTCCTGCATTTGCGACGATGCGGCCGATGCTCCGCGAATCTGTAACGCTGAGTTTAGCCTGCGAACAGATTCTGTCTGTGCGTCAAAAGCCGCATTGATGCGATTGATTCCGCCTAGTGCCGCCATCGCGGTCTTGACTGCTGCGTAGACTGCCGTGAGTGTTCCCGTAATAGCCGCCAGTCGTTGCGTAGACTTGCTGACCGACTCCGTCTTTTGCTCAAGACGCTGAAGCGATTTTTCCACAGCGGACATCGCAGGCTTTGCCTGGTCTTTTCCGCCGATGACAAAATCAATGCCGTTGCTCACAGGTTCCGCCTTTTATCTCGTTCGCTTTCAATCCGATGCTCTTCACTTCGCAGAATGCTTCTCAGTTCAAACCACCACGCTGACTGATCAAGGATTCCACCGATGACGGGCAAATGATGTTCGCTCGCAGTTATAATCTGAATATCACTGTTCAGTTCCGGCCCAATAAACCTCATTGGGCATTTAGTGACTTCGAACCACCCATCTCGGCAATGTTCACATCCATCTCCGCTGCATTCCGGACACTCGATCTCCGCTGGCTGTTCCGGTGTTACAATGTCGCGACAACGCCCAACGCAGGACTTGCAAAGCTCACCGCATCGCACGAGGGCTGCAACTCGGATTTTTTTTTATCTTCTGGAGTCGCTGACGTTGATGCTGCTAAGAACGTGAATACTTCAACCAACTCATCCAGCGTCAATACATCGCCAATTGCCTCACGACTAAAATCAACGGGAATGTTTTCCCATCCGGTCAGGCACATGGCCGCCGCATCAAGCAGTGCGTCCATACTGGCTGCGATGTCGCCACCGCCCAATCCTTGCAACAATGCGACCAATCGCCGCTGCTGATTGAGAGTAGGTGTTTTCGCAAAGATCTTTGGCTGCGGAGTCTTGTCGACGTCGCATGCCAAAACCATTGTCAGCTTAGATGAAGGATCGAGACTGCGAGGCATAAACCAATCAATCAAAAGCAATTGTGAGTTCGGTATCAACAGCACTTCCGGCCGTACAAAGCCAAGTTAGGTCGTCTGTCATGATGTCATTTCGACCGCCCTGTTGTTTGTTCTCCAACTGAGCTTTAGGGGCTGCAATTGTGATCGATGACGCGACGGCCCCGACTCGGAACGAGAACGCCTGCGGGGAACTTGTTAGCCAAAGAGCGTCACGGTCCTGCGTTGCGACGAGCAGCGATTCTGGATCAGCCGTGATTACCGGGGCGCGATTTGTGACAATCGCGGAAATGTATCCACTGCGATCAGTCGCATTGACGCATTCACGCATTACGACGGAGTTGCCTGCGTCGACCTCGACTGAACTTGTGCAGAGGGCGACTGAGTTCCATGTCAAGGCACCGGCAGCGACCCGCAGAGGAAGAACAGTCGGATACGTTGGGGCAATCAGTGCTGTGTCGGTTTCGTTGCTGGAGTACTTGCCCGTGAAAGTGAATTCGATGAATCCAGTCTTGCCGGTTTCTAGCATGAACTTGAACGTGCCCATTGCTCCAGAAAGCAGCGACCGCTTGCCGTCTTTGTAGTGGCCGATCGTCAGCGTCTTGACACCTCCAGCTTGCCCCGGACCTTGCGTGACTGGCGAGAATGTTCCGGAGGTGTCGACCCATCCGCAGGCAGGAAGCAACACGGCCGCCCAGTTTGGAATGGTTGTTCCGTCATAGGTCAAAGCGTGTTTGATAACGCATGTCCCTTGCATTCCTTCCGGAATGCCCGGCAGGTAATTGAAGCCACCCTGACCTTCGCGTCGCGTGATTGCAACGTTCGGCTGAATGCTAAATTCCTCGGCGTTGTAGACCGCTTCGGCAGTCGTCAGCGATTCCGCCGTTCCAACCGTCGTTTCGACCTTGGCTGCAAATACTGCTCTGCGACGAAGTAAACCAGACATGTTTTATCCTATCGTTTGACAAGCCCATTGGCTCGAAGAATGTTAAGGTTGATTCGTCGTTCCATCTGCTTTCGCAGCTCGTCGTTGATTCGTTTAATTTGCGGCTTGCCAAAATTGCGTTTTAGGTATGCACCCCAGACAGAAACGCCGAGCACATAAACAATTGGCGTTTTTGCTTTTCCTGTTCGTTGCAAAACCAAGCCCTTCCAGCTTGGCTTGATTTGGCCTGGTCGTGGCCCTTGAAACGCACTGTTGATGCGTTGCCGCCCACCCTGTTTGTCGATCTTGTACGAAACGCCTCGCTGGTCCTGACGTGCTCCAAAATGCTGTAATCCGAGGCGAGGCGTTTTCTGAATTCGAACTGTGTTTCGTGGGTTTTCGGCTGTCGCTTTTGAAAGGACTTTTGTGGATTCTTCTGATTTCGTTTTCTTGATGGCAATGACGCTTCGAACGTCTCGCCCAATGTCCAGTTTTGTTTTCTTCGCAGTCGAATTAATGGCTGCTGCCAGTTCTCGCCCAAATTTTGCTTTTGCTTTGCCGACTGACTCACGCAAACGCTTTAGCTGCTTGACGTCTATTTCAATGGCTATCATGCTCGCACCGTGTATAAATCGCCCTCACTGACTCGAAACATTACCGTCAATGGAATGGCGATTCCGTCGTACCCTCCGTCTGATGTTGCCGTCTGCTGTGCTCCAAGATCCGCATTGATTGCCAGATCTCCGAACATGTGCCACGTTGCCGGATCGTTCACAATTGCCTTGTGAATCTCCGACTCCATAACATCCTCATACACCTCAACTGGCGTCGTGTCCTTTTCGCTTGGAGCGATGTGAACACGAATCAGAAACGTCTGCTGATACCCGACTGCCGGTGGATTTCCCGGACAATCGATTTCCGTCAGTCGCGAAACTTCCCCACGAGTCAACACGATTAGTCCGCGTTGCGGGGTGTATGTCGCCAGCTTTGTCGGCCTGACGACATCCGTGAACGCATACGCCCCAGCACTGCCGGAAACCAACGCCTGCAGCCGCGCAAAAATCTCATCCGAAATTCGTGAGACAACAGGCGTTTGAAATGTTACCGACATATTAAGACCAGCATTCCGGAATCATGCTCAGACAATAACTGCACTGACCGCTTCGTCGGTGTTTCTCCGACCCGCACGGGCAGTTTGATCATGTCGCCACCTGTGTTGAGTTCCTCGCTGCTGATTCCAGTCGCGGAATTGTTTGCAACTCTGACCTCAAACTCTGGCACGATCTGTTCATCCGGCCCGAACGTTGACACCTGATTGCGAATCACGATGGCCTTGATTGTTCTTGGCGTCGCTGGCGTCCCGAACCGATGCGGGTGGTACGTGACTGTTTCAGCGAAATGATCGCTGTTGAGAAACACACCCACCGCATCGGTCACGATCCGTTCCGCCAGGCTCATGTTCGTTTCGCAAGAATCTTGACGTAATCGATCGTGCAAACATCCGCATTCGTGTTCGCTGCTTTTTGCAACTGAATGATCGGCTGCAGTCCGGAAGAATACGCCGACATGTCGAACGTTGTAGACGCTGCAACACGAACCCCGTCGATGTAAAACCGGACGTCACGCTTTCCGCCTGTGAAGTCGATCACGAACCGCTTGTACGTCGTTCCGAGTGTCACACCGCTGGAAATGTCGTTCTTGTCAGTCGTGCCGTCGTCGCTTTCGCAATAGACGACAGTTGTGCTGTTGGCTCCTTCCATGCGAAACCAAGCATGTTCTGCCACGCTGTCAGCCGTATCGTTACGGGCTGACGACACACCGAACACAAGAATAGATCCGCTTGTGAATGTGGCTGCGCTCAACTTGACTCGCATTTCAACACGCTGAATATCGTCGATGTCAAACGTCAACGCATCGTTATGATGCAGGCCCAAAATCTGTGCTTGGTTGTCCGCCGTCAATGTCAGAATTGCGGCACCCGCACTTCGCACATGCGTCGGTGGTGCAGCTCCTGTGACGTCGGTGAGCCACGGCGTACCAATGTTTGCTGACGTCGGGAAGGTCACTGTCGTGCCCTCGAAGTCGTCGACATATTCCTGAAAGTCCTGAAGACCTGCCATCTCAATCACCTTTCAAAACGGGTCATCGCATTCCGCTACCGTTGGGAGTGCTTCAAAGAACGGCGGACCACGCGGCCCGCCGTGTTTCATCAGTCAGGCAATTACGCCCCGTTGTGCTTGTACAGTCCGCGATAATCGATGGCAGCAACGCCAAACGTCTGACGCACCTTGTACTTGTAAACGTCCTTGTCAAAGTCCCATTCGTTTTCTAGGACTGGCGACTGCTCGCCTTCGAGGAACGTAATTTCGACCGTGTCAACTTGGCTGTTATTCGCAGCTAGGTACCAAGCCGTTGAGCTGTTAGCATCCAACAGTGGCTCGACAATAACTTTCAGTGGTCGATCACCGTTCGGCCCGTAGATGTTCTTGGTGTTGCTGTTGCCAGCCGCGGAACCACCGACCGATGGATCTGCAATAGATCCCAGTAACTGCAGTGCCGTCGCAGAAATTGCCGCAGGAACGATCAAAAACGCTGGCTGAATGTTTAGGATCACGTCCGACCGTAGGCCCTTCTTGGTCATCATGGAGATAAACGCAGTGTTCAGCGTTCCAACTGCCGGAGCACCGGCACCCGTCGCATAGTTTGCGTGACCCCCGGCAGTCGTCTGAGCTGTCGCGTTGAACAACAGGCCAGTATCAGCCATTGCGGCATTCGCTGTCAGAACGCCGTAGACGGCCTGATTTTGCAAACGTCGGCACGCTGCTCCCTGCATTGCTGGAATGCGGCTGATAGCGTCAAGATCATCATTGACAACGGTTTCCCATGTCACTGTGAACATGTTGCCGTACTTGTTGATCTTGTACGTTTCCTTTGTGTCCGACATTCCCGCGTCTTTGTACTCCTGTCCTTCAGGGACCATTTCAGGAGTGCCCATTTCGCTAAATCGAATGCGGTTGATGTTTTTGAAATCCGCAGTCGTTCCGGCATCTCGTGCCCACATGTTCCAGGTATATGGGGCTTCTTCGTATCCTGCCAGAAGCGTCTTGTTGGCCGCGTCAAGCAGAAGATTCGAAAAGCTTCCAGTGGTGTGGTACGCATCACGTTGAATTCGGAATCGATTCATTGATCCCGGATGGCCCATCGCAACCAGTGCGATGTCTTTTGCTGCCATGCGTCGAACATCGCAGCCCATCTTTTCCGCGTACATTTCAGCAACACGGCCAAGCTTCATGCTGACGAAGTCCTGATGTCCGGCTGCTGGATTTGCCAGCGTCTGGTTCCGCATTCCGCTGGCTCGCAGAGTTCGCATGATCAGGCCATCACGGGCCGCTGCGAACAGCTTGTCATCGGCTGATTCTGTGACGCTGACACGTTCGGTCGACTGACCGGCAGGTTTATTGGCCATTCGCTCCAGTATCCTTGTTCTGGCTGTGTTGAGGTCAACGCCGTCGTCACAAAGACTGTCGGCAACTGATCGCTCGA